TAGCAACCTTATCCTCCTTGGTCTTATCACCAGGAAGTCCTTTAAACCTACCATCATCTAATGCACGTTTAAATGCAGCAGAACTTCCACCAACCTCAGATTTGGGTTTATTAGGTTTAGTTTTTTCCTTTTCTGCCTTAGTATGTCCCCATCCAGGAGGTGCTACTTCATTTATCTTGGACATTTTCTGATCCTCCTATGTTGCAATCGATATCCGAATCACAATTCTCAGATCCACCCAAAGAGAAAGGATTATACCTTGCGGTAGCAATCTCATACATCTTCTGATGCATGGTCTTCTCCTCTTCTATCTCATCACTCTCATCAGGTTTTTCAACCTTATCATTAAACCAATCATCTGGTGGTTCATATTCTGACGGTGCAGTATCTTCCCAGTCAGGAGGTTCACCATTAGGATGATACTTATTACTACCATTCGTTGCTACTGGCATAGAGTCCAAAGGATTCGTAAACCATTCATTGGGATCAACCCCTAAATCATTAACCATAATTAAGTACCACTAGTATCCTGCTGGAAAGCAATTGCTCTCTTTCTAGCCTCACGTCTCTTAGTTACTGTTTGTGCAGGTTTCTCTTTACGATCCTGTTCTTTACCTCTGGCATCATAACTTTTTCTAGTCTGTCCAGTAGGTCTACCTTCAGCACCACGAACTAAACTTTTAGCAAAATGAATTATCTTATCTGAAGAACCACCCT